CTATTTTACTTCAACTTCTGTTTCTTTATATCCCTGAACTATTTCGTCCAAAGCCCACATTGCTTCTGAGTTTATACATCTGGAGCATATTTCTGATGTGTTATCATTGGTCAACATTAGCAAACGAACAGGTCTTAGAGGTCTAGCCTTATTATCTCTAGCAATACCCTTACAATATTTACGACAATGCAAAACATTAGCAAAATCTATATATAAAGTCGTGCCTATCCCTACAGATTTTGCTAATTCTATTTTATCATTATTAGAAAGTTTCTCTTTGACTGTCTTTGTAATAATGATAGAATCATTATCCTCAGAGTCGCTTGTATTTCTTGTTCCATTAGAGCATGACACAAGTAGTGGCACAAAAATCACGAATAACAGTCTTTTCATCTTCTCGTTGTTATAGTATGCAAATAAAACTCATGTGTATACAAATAGTTTTCCTCAGTCTTTGTGGTTCCTATATAAGGAATTGTTCCTGGAGAATAAACCATAAGTTTTACGTTACCAGCAGGCACAGTAATCGTACGTTCTTGATGAGCCTTAAATTTGTAATTCAGTTCATCATTAACTCTTAAAGTCATTGCAACAGATGCAAGATTTTTAACCTTTAGCTGTGGGTCAAGATGCAGACTATTCTTCCTCTGATATGTTGGATTAACATCTTCTTTCTTTAATACCAAAGTCGTATCAATACTTATTTCCTTATATTTTTGAATGTATTTAGCAGACACATAACCGAATGTGTTTGTTTTTAGAACATTCACAAAATAAAAGCCATTTTCTAGCGACTCATCATCAAAAGCTATTGGACACCCCTTTGGAAGTTTCTCTATGATTTCACTCTCTGTAGATGGCTCGTATCTAAAATTCACAGATGTCGTAGTTAATCCAACATAATCTTTAGAATAACCAACTACAGCAATAACAAAAGCAACTATTGCAAAAATTAATCTTTTCATAATCTCTTTATTTTAATTATCCTACATGTACCTGACTTCTTGCAGAAAGACCCTGAATCTCCCTCAGCACCTTATTTTCTGCTCTTAGAGCAATCAACTCTTCATACATAGCATGATCACTTTTAGCTGGAGCCTCAACAGGAACAGAGGCAGAAATCTTATTGTCATTAAACAGATCAACAACCTTCACGCCTAAAGTATTTGCAAGTGCCTCAATTATGCTGATTTTAACATCAGCCCCATTTAGAAGATTCTCTAAAGCAATCCTGCTGACACTCATTTTTGAAGCTAATGAAACTAAGCCCATCCCATTCTCTTCAATATATGACTTAATCTTATCTATATTCATCACATGATTAACATAAGTTTCTGTTTTACTATCAAAGAAAATATCTATAGACACGCCAAATATGGAAGCAATTTGTTCTAAATCACCTCCCTGCATCTTATTGTTATTAATACACCGGTGAAGATTTGCTTCACTCATACCAATGTCGGCTGCTAATTTCTTTAGTCCACCAACTCGCTTTTCTGCAAGCCTCTTAATTACATTTAAGTCCATAATATACTATATTTTAGTTAAGGACTATTAAATATGATAGCTTTTAGCTATTTTCCGGCTAAAATATTTGCAAGTCACTATATTTTTTAATATCTTTGCATCGTAAAGTTAGTAAATAAATAAATAAGTACCAAATAAATTTGAAGAATAATGAAGAATGAAGATAAAATATTTCCGGAATCGGCTAAGGCAGAGGATGGATAGAAGAGAAAAGTGGGCATCCAGCTGCTGCCCACCAAAAAGGAAAAGTTACTTCTCATTTACCCACATTGGGAATACACGAGACTTCTTCGGGAAATGAATCTTACCATTCTTATCTCGGAAGTATCAACGAAAGATAAGTTTCTTACCCTTTTTGTGCAAATCAGATTCTGTCATACTTAACACCTCCCTTCTGCTTTGCGACTCAGCACATTGCCGAGAAGCTTACTTGCCCACGGTCATGGGCAACAAAAAAGCCCCCTCCGTTGCGGAGGGGGCTAACATAGTCCGTTGTTATGGACAAAGGTTTCCAAAGCATGGATGACTCCATGAATAATTTGCTGGTGCAAAATTAGCAAATAAACAGATAAGAACCAAATAAATTTGAAGAAAAATGAAAAAATATAATGAAGCTTTCGATTTCGCTGCCCTTGAAACACTTCTTAACGGCATGGGTGTTGACGAGGAAAAGGCAAAGCAGGTAAAACGCTTCTGGCTAAGAGAAGAACTCTACAACTACTACGAAGCATCACATACTAAGGAAATGGAAGAAGCCTTCGAGTGGATATACAATGCGCCACTGATAGATTGGGAAGGTATGCTGCTATGTATAAAATATCCAGACAACAAGACCTTCCCAAAGCCATTAGAAGATGCTAAGAAGTTATTCGCTTTTCTCAGCTAGAAAAGTCACGGAGATATAAGAATAACCATTCAATGTAAGGGCGTTTTGAAATACTTGCTTAATAACCCAACCTTGGTTAGTGATGTTGGAAACCTCTTCACTAAAGTCAAAGGTCATTGATGAGTTAACTGTATCTACTTTCTTGCAAATTGTAAAAATGTTTTGTACCATAATCTATAAAATTTAAAATTAGTCGGTGCAAAGATAAACATAAGTATTCAATCGGGCAACGATGGGTGAGGAAAATTTAAAATTAGTCGCTTTCCATTTTGTACCATATAACCCATCGTCCCGATTGCTTTAAAGCAAAAGCGTATGAAAAAGATAATGTTCAATGACCAGTACGGTCTCACCCAAGCTGTTCTAGATGGTCGCAAGACTCAAACCAGAAGAATCGCTTATGAAAAGCCTTTCAAGCATATCCGTAGCTGCGGTTTCTGTACGGAAGGAAAAGACAAAGGCAAGCTCGCCATCAATGATGGAAATGAGATTGTGGCAAAGTCCACTTACAAAATAGGTGAAGTCGTAGCAGTCGCACAAAGATACTACGACATTCCGTTTGCCAATGATATATTCATAAGGGCAGTTTCCATAGGATGGTCAAACAAGATGTTTGTGAAGTCTGATTTGATGCCTCATCATATCAAAATTACCAACATTCGGTGTGAAAGACTACAGGACATCAGCACCGATGACTGCATGAAAGAAGGAATCTTCTGTAGCCACATCGATGGTTTTGACGATGCTTATACATACGATGCCACATTTGATAGATTTGTGAAGAAATGGTGGTACAGAACTCCTATCGAAGCATACAAGATGCTTATCAGTAAACTCCACCTCCACTGGGACAGCAATCCTTTCGTTTTCGTTTACGATTTCAAACTAGTTAAATAACAATTAAATTCAAGCAATATGTCAGAAGAAAAAGTACCACTCAGACCTCAGATCAGAGAACTGGAGTTGGGTAAATCAATCAGTTTCCCTATCCAGAGAATGAGAACGATCAAGACAACCTGCTCGGAATTAGGTGTAATTTACTGTCGTAAGTTCAAAACCAAAATCAACCGGGAGAAAGAGATCATCACAGTTACAAGAACCAAATAAAAACAATAGTCATGAACGAAGTAGTACAAATCCAGTTTGCAGATAAGATGCTATCCTTTGATACATTCCTGTCAGCCATACGCAACGTTGTGAAAGAAGAAGTCTGCAAGGCTGTGGGTAAACGTCCGTTCCTCACACAAGCAAAGGCATACGACATCTACGGAAGAAAAAACGTAGAGCGATGGAAACGTGAAGGAAAGGTGAAAGACTTCGCAAGAGGCAGAAATGGCAAGATTACTCGCCACGAATACAAAGTATCAGAGCTGGATGCATGTGCCTGCCAAGTTCAAGACTATCTGTGTCCCAAATAAGATGAATCCCTTTACCTACCACTAATATAAACAATATAAAAAGATAAAGTTATGAAAACAATTAAGATCATCTTCTGCATTGCCATCTGGCTAGTTTTTGGATGGCTCTACCTCAGTAAACTCTCTCAGGGCATTCATGATGAGAATCTCATTTTACAGATGCCTCAGAGTACCTATGATGAGATAGTAGATACTCTTACCATTCGTAATGGCTTTCAGCCTACCGAGCATCAGATAGTAACTTACTATTATGAGCGATTCCAGAAGTAAGAGCACCTATGCAGCTCGCAAGTGCCTCCTCTGCCATGATGGGCGTAACTGCATCAATGGCAAGTATTGCCTTAAGCACAAAAGATACGTGCAGCATCAGGAGAAACTGCCATGTGAATGAAAAATAGATTAAATAATCATCCTGCAAAGGATATAAACAAATAGTAATATGAAAATGTATATTGGTACAAAGGTCATAAAGGCAGAACCTATGACTATGAAAGAAGCACAGAAAGTGCTTGGTAGAAAAATTGCCACTCTTAAGCCAGTAACCGTTGAGGAAAATGGGTACTTAGTGGAGTACAAGAACGGATATAAGTCTTGGTCGCCAAAGGACGTGTTTGAGGAAGCCTATCGTGAAGTAGGCTCTGTTAACTTCGGTGGTGCTATTTATTTACTGAAGGCTGGTCTTGCTGTAAGACGCAGGGGCTGGAATGGTAAGGGAATGTTTATTGTGAAACAGGTTCCTTCTCATATCACTGGTGACATCATTCCTAAGATGCAGTCACTTCCTCAGTCTGTCAAGGACATCTTGATGAATCGTAAGAATCCTCACATTGACTACACTAATCAGATGCTTATCATCAATCCAGATGGAAGAGCAGATTCTTGGGTTCCTTCTTCATCTGATGTATTTGCGGAAGATTGGGAGGTCGTAAATGAGTAAACCACCCACCCTCTCCTTTTTTACAGGAGAGGGTAAAAAGAAGAGAATATGAAAATAGCAATAACATTCACAGACCAAAATCCTGATGGAGGTGCGGTTATAGGTAAGGAAACTTATATTGTTCCTGTAGATGAGAAGTATATACCAGTAAAGGTGATAAATGAGCTTAAAGCATCGTTTTGTAGAGCTGTAGAAATTACTATTGTAAAGAATTAAGGAAATAAGGTAATGAATAAAGAATTTATAAAAGGTCAGCTTAAAGGCGCTTTGTCTTGGCTTAATACGTCAAATACAAATAAGAACGTCTTGCACGCTAAAGATAGTATAAATATGGCACTTAAAGAGTTGGAGGACAATATGGAACAGAACAACAAACAGACGATGCCATGTTTCGAACTTGGCAACCTTTACGTCTTCAAAGAAGAAGACGAGGATGGAGAATTGACCATCATCGGCCAACTCATCGCTAAGAACGAAAGCCAAGACACATTGACATTTGGCAATCAGTATGAGATTGAGACCGAGAAGTTCGTGACCGACCAAGCCTTCGACATGAGTATCAGCGTACAAAAGGAACTTCGAGAAGCGACAGAGGATGAAGCCAGTTTGTTCCAAGAGGCTTACACTCTATGGAAAAAGAACAAGGAGCGGTTATCATTCAGAACCTTCGATAAGGTTCTTGTGCGCAACCTTGATGAACTTAAATGGAGACCAGCAATCTTTGTACAAACACGTATAGGTGATCATTCCCCATACATGTACAACGCTTTGCTATTGCCTACCGGGCAGGTAGGTGACTTTGCCCAATGCATTAAATACGAAGGTAATGAGGAAATGGCATTCACCACAGCCCCATTTTAGGTAACAAGATTAAGCAATATGAATCACGCTAGTTTATTCAGCGGAATCGGTGGCGCAGAGGTCGCGGCATCCATGATGGGATGGCAGAACCTCTTCCATTGCGAGATACAAGAGTTCCCTCGCAAGGTGCTCCAATACTGGTTCCCAAATTCAGAAAGTTATGAAGACATTACCAAAACAGACTTCCATCAGTGGCACGGAAAGGTCGATGTTCTCACCGGAGGATTCCCATGCCAACCCTTCTCCCTCGCTGGTCGAAGAAAGGGAGCGGACGATAACCGCTACCTCTGGCCTCAGATGCTTCGAGCGATACGGCAGATACACCCCACTTGGGTCGTTGGTGAAAACGTTGCTGGAATCAAGACGATGGTGGAGTCCTGCCAAGTCACTCAGATGGGACGCACAGACGATCTTTTCGAAGAGAATTACATATATAGAGAAGAAAGCCGATTCACACTCGACAAAATCTGTGCAGATCTCGAAGCCGAAGGATATTCAGTCCAACCGATTGTTATTCCAGCTTGCAGTGTCGGAGCGCCACACAGAAGGGATAGAGTATGGATTGTTGCAAGAAGAATATCAACAACTCCTTCTAACCCCAACAGCAGTAATGATAACCGAAGATCCGAAGAAATTCAAGGAAAGAGCCAAAAAGAACGGTTATCGGAACGGAACGACATACGGAAGCCTGGCTTCACAAGTGATGTTCTCGGACATATTGCCCACACCCAATGCGATGGATATTCCTCTCAAGGACATGGAAATCAACGAGCGAGGGAGAAGAAATCCAAAGAAGGGCAAGACCGACCACAGCCTGGGGTTAGAAGACATGGCAGTAGCAAAACTTCTTCCTACTCCAGGAGGAGGGCGAATAAACAGAAGTCCATCACCGAATGCAGCAGATCGTCCAACCTTGGCACTCGCCGCTCGAAAAGGCTTGCTTCCCACCCCTACTGCAATGGAGGTAAAACACTCCAACCGAGTGAAGGGACTGAAAGAACAGGGTGTAAAAGGGATGTACAGCCGAAAGAACGGAGCACTTCGCCCGAATGGACTGACCGACTTTCTCGACTTCAACGGCATGATGCCCACGCCATCAGCGAGAGACTGGAAGGGATGTACCAATCCTGGGGTGAAGAAAGTGAACGGAAATGTGTAGGGCGAGACTTTGCCCGACACTGTGAAGAAGGTCACTGGAAGCACTTCCCAACTCAATCCCCTGTTTGTAGAGGAAATGATGGGATTCCCTTTGATGTGGACAGCCTTACCATTTCTTTCCCCAAGTGGCGACAAGAATCCATAAAGGCTTACGGCAATGCCTGGGTCCCACAAGTGGCTTACGAGATATTCCGTGCCATCGAGGCAGAAGAAAACAACAAATGATAGAAATCGTAAATTCTATATTCCAAATAAAAGCAACAGTAAATGAAAACAGATGGCTACATTCTTACTCCAGAGCTGCTGCAATGGCGTTACTTTCATCGTCCGGTGGTGGTACAGGTGCTCATCTACGTGCTCCTGTCTGCCACCCACAATGAGGCTGCTGCCGCTACGCTCTCCTTACGTCTGTTGGCTGATCGGCTCCATACCTCGGTCAAGTCTATCCGCTGTGCCATCGATGTTCTCATACAGGAGCGAATCATCACAAAATGCAGCTCACCTAAAGCCTCAACAATAGTGTATGTTAACAGTTCGCATCCCCTCTCCCACTGCATACTGCCCTATCAAAACCCAATTGGGGCACAGAATGGGGCACTCTTTAGGGCACAGATAGGGGCACAATCAGGGGCACAGATTTTAACTTCACAAGTTACTGATACACAAGATTGTGCAGCGTATCTTCAAGATAACAAGGGCACAGATAGGGGCACGATTAAGGGCAAAGATAGGGCACGATTAAGGGCACACCCTAAACAAGGGGCACACCAAAAGGCACAGAATAGGGCACAGATTAACAATCCCGAAACCCCTTTAAATAAAGGTGATTCCGAAGATGCTGCCGAAGTTGAGGGCACAGACAAGGGCAAGGGTAAGGGCACAGAAGTAAGAGGAAAGAAACAAATAAAAGAAAACATTTCCCCCGAACCCCCTATAAAAGAAAACAAACAAAGAAAGGAGAAAGCCCACACCCACACACAAAAAAAAGAAAAAGAAAAAAAGTCGTTGGATCCGGAAGTTCAGTTCTCGGAAGTGCTAAGACTCTTCAATCGCCTCTTTCTGGGCACGCAGGTCAAGCCAATCTCAAAGATGACTCCCGACCGCAAGAAGATGGTGGCAAAGTTTATCTCAGACTATTCCTTCGAGGATATAGAACCGATGCTTCGCAAGGCTCTCAACTCCGATCTTCTCTCAGGACGCAAGGATGGTGGATGCTATATCTCCTTCAACTGGCTCTTCAATCCGAAGAACTACGAGGCTCTGATGGAAGGAACCTTCGACAATCCTACAGTTGTAGCCTCAGCCGGGAAGAAGCCTCAGCATTCAAGTTCTCCACCACCTTCTCCTCCACAGCCTCAACGCGAGGAGACCAACGAGGAAATAGAAGCTCGCCTCAGAATGAAAGAAGAGCGCAAGAAGGAATTGGAGAAAGAACAGACCGAAGCCCTACGGCAGAAGTATCTCGGCTGGATAGAAGCCTCCAAGAACAACCCGAATGGTTCCATGGCACAGATGGTGAAAGATGCCTACAAGAATGGCACTCTAGCCAAACTGGGCATCGTCTGGAATCCATCGGTGGCAGAAGAAGAACAGTCACTGGCCGACTTGGATGATCAGACTCAGAATTATCTCCAATCTCTCCTCAGCGACTAAGAAACACAAGTAACAAACAATTTAATTCATACGATTATGGACAGACAAGAATTAATCGACCGCCTCAACGGCAATTATCCTGAATACACCAAGAAATCTGCTAACAAACAGAAGAAGGTGCAACATGAAGGGCAGCTACAGATAGCTTGTGTACGCTGGTTCCGTCTCCAGTACCCGGCTTATGCCTCTCTCCTCTTCCATCCCAAGAATGAGGCTGATGGTGCTACCAGTGGCAAGAAGATAGCCATCAACGCTGCATCAGGAGTTGTGCCGGGCGTTCCAGATCTCATCCTGGCTCTCCCTTCATACAAGAATGGAAAAAACGGAGCTCTCAACAGGGGTACAGAAGTATTCTACGGCTTGGGCATTGAACTAAAGTATGGCAAGACAAACAATCAGACAGTTCATCAGAAACGTTTCCAGGGCTACTGGCAGTGTGCTGGATATAAATACGCTCTTTGTCGCTCTCTGGAAGGCTTCATTAAAGTTGTCAAAGAATACATGCTTTCAGTTGATTTAGGCATCGTTGAGAATATAAGATCTTATCATCTGAGTAACGATGATACAGAGCACAACAAGCAAGTATTAAACAAAATCATTAAAAACAAGAAGTAATATGGAAATCGGATTCATCATCATCATGCTGTGCCTTGTAGTTATGGCCAGCATATTCATCTATCTAGTTTACACTCACCGCAATCGCTCTTGCAAGAGCTGCAAGTTTTTCCGGCCTACAGCAAACAGTAAGTACAGCGGAACATGCAACGGCTTCGGCCATCATCGCTTCCACTGGGAATGTTGTGGGGAATGGAAACGTAAAACTACCAAGGAGGATGAACTATGAACTTTAAAATCATACATCTATGGGCAATTACATCAAACAAAACCTGATGCAGCCAACGCCATCAGTTGCTGATCAGGAGAAAATGAGAATGTGCAAGTTCTGTATACATAGCCACATAAGTGACCTCGGCTATAACCATTGCTGGAAGTCTGATAGTGCTTATAATGAAGATTCTCCTACAGGCATCTGCTGTGCATACAAGGATAAGAGGATATGGAAGCCCTATTATTTCTCTGGTCTCATGTCACACTACAGGGGTAACATCTGTTGGGCAAAACCAGTATATAACACTCCTACAAAAGGAAAGAGTCGTATTTTCAAATACGAAGTCATCGACCCTGTAGCCTCAACTATAAAAAACCTCCTGCCCAAGGAGTTCGCTAGGGATTACATTCCAGCCACTCCTGGCTCCAAGCCTCCACATACTATGAAGGAGTATGAGAAATTTGACGCCTATTGCTTCGGTGGCTACGACCCACAACTAACAGAGAAGCAAGAGGCAAGAAATTACAAAGAAGCCCACTGGCAGCAAATCCTAGCCCAGGAAGCAATCGAAGAACAATTAAAACAAGAAGCAATATGGAAAAAACAATTTTAGACATGTGCTGTGGCTCTCGAATGTTCTATTTCGATAAACATGACCCAAATGTTCTCTTCACAGACATAAGAGAGTATCACGACACATTATGTGATGGACGCAAACTAGACGTGCAACCAGATATGGTAGCCGATTGCACAGCCTTGCCATTCGAAGATGAAACGTTTAATATGGTAGTATTCGACCCTCCTCATCTACAAAAAGTAGGCCAGAACTCCTGGCTATGCAAGAAATGTGGCAAACTTCCCGAAAATTGGCAAGCGTTCATCAATGACTCTATCCACGAGGGCATGAGAGTACTGAAAACTGGCGGAACACTCATTTTTAAGTGGAACGAGCAACAGATAAAGGTAGGTGAAGTACTAAAGGCAATTAAAGATTACAAACCGATATTCGGACATCGTACCACCAGCAAGAGCCAAACAATATGGATGACATTCATGAAATCTCAGAAATGGAGGTGTAGTGTATGAAGATTAGGTTGGCAAAGAAGATAATGGCTTGCGACTTTCGCAAAGTTGTCAAACGAAACCTGCCATGGGATAAAGAACTAAAAGAATTGGATATTCTGAGCAAAAAGTCTCATTATTGGTATCTAAGACATTATGCATATAGACCATTAAAAAGGATTAAAGAAAGTCGCGAAGAAGGATGGGGAAAAGATTTATTCCGAGACCACCGCATCGCCAAGGCGATAAGTTTAACTAAAAATAAGTAGCGTATGAACAAAACAGATTTACATTCATCTTTACTCTTCCTAATGATTAAACTGGAAGAAGCAAAGAGTGAACAGATGGCAGACAAAAACTTTGTTGCTGCATTGACGGAAGTACTCAGATATTTCCGTGATAACGGAGAGTTGAAAAAAGCTTATGACCTTCAAAAGGATTCATTGACAGATATAGCTAATAGTCCTTGGGTTAAACTGGTAATGGGTATGCTTACCTCAAAAATACAAGAAGACAAAGTTGATGCAGAGTTACCAAACATTGATGCTCTAATAGAGGAGAATACTTCTGATGATTTTATCGAAAAGAAAATCAATGATGTTCTTGGTGATGATGTAGAACTTAAAGAAGAATTAGAGCAATGAAAATTCATTTATGGAAATCCTCATCTTGTTGCGCAGCTGATGAGCATGAGACAGGATGTTATCCTCGTTCTTCATTTAAGCCGAAGCCTGAGCTTCCGACTGGAACTATACTCACAGTCAAGGAAAAATGGCAAAACTTCTACGGAGTATACTACCGCTGCTATCTCCCAGACGAAATGAAGGACAAAGGATATTCCATCCCTTACTACGACATTCCTGCCGACAAAGCAGAAGTAATAGAACTTTAAACATTATAAATTATGTATGTAACAATGACATTAATTATCTGCCTCAGCGTGGTCTTTGTTATCACGCTTGGCATCGTCTCTTGCACGCTAAGAGACAAGAACTTCAAGGTTCGCTTCGATGACAGAAACAAGCGTATGATGCGAATTATCGCAGATCAGCGTGATGAACTTATCTCATACAGAGAGGCTATCAAGAAAAATGATGCCAATCTAGAGAGATCTCTAAATGTATTAGCTTCTGCTTCCGATGCTGTCAACAGCAAAATATCTCGTTTGAAAGATACGGAAGAACTTCTAGCAAGGCTCAAGGCAGAAATTGCAGATTTCACTTTGGGGCAGGATAAGTCTTCAAAGAAGATGGATGAAGCTATTCGTGCATTCTCTGCAAGCGTAGAGAGAATTCAGCGTAAGAATGAAGTAGGATTCAAGTGGTTAGATGAGCGTCTTGTGCAACGACCTTCCCACCTCTCCCCTGAAGAGAAGAAGAATTTCATGGAATATATGCAAACATGTTCTAAAGGCTATGCTTATATTAACAAAGACAAAATTTTTGTTACTCTTAAAGACGTAAAAACAGCCCTTGAATGTGTAGGCACTAACAAATGGGGACTATTATACGATATTATCCCATCAGAAGAAGATATTGCCAATGGACAGAATACAGAACGAAATCAATAAACTTCGTCATGAGCAGCATTTGAGTGAAAGACTGCAAGAAGCCCAGCTTCGACAGATAAAGCGTGAGCACGATGGACTTCACAAGTGGATTACCATTAAGCCAAATCTCAGACTCCTCTGCCGAATAGACGAAAAAGGCAACCTCCTCCCCAAGGAGCAGGAACGCATCAGAAAAGTCAAACAAACTTTAGGTATCAAATAAGATATGAGTGAAGAATCAGTATTATCCTTTCGCAAGCTGGTTTCAGCTATGCGAACCACGGAAAAGGAATATTGGGCACACCGCGATAAGAAGATGCTTCGCCAGTCCATCGAACTTGAAAAGCGTGTTGATGGCATCATCATGAAGGCAGACAGAAATGATGTCCCTCAGAACGACAACGGCACATTCTTCCTTCTTGTAGCAGAACTTAGAGCCTCAACCATCCAATATTTCCAAGAGAAGAAGAAGCTACAGCCCGACAAGGAGCTGGTCAACTCCCTCTTCAAGACCATCAAGGAGAAAGAAGCCAAGATAGATAAGATGCTCATACGTCTCAAAGACGAGCAGATAAAGAAAGATGGCTACATCATCCAGTACCACGTCATGGAACGTATGCCAAGAGCACATCAGGCTCGTTCTATCTTTAATTCCTCGGATGAGCAGCTTGCCAATATAGAGTTGAATGACCACTACCGCCATCCCGACCATCCTGGCACCATGTATTACATCTGCAAGGAATATCTTGGCAAAGACGGAAAACAGCTACCTCAGGAAGAGTTAGACAAAATTATTAATACCAATTTAAATTCTTAAGATTATGGAAAAGAAAACAGAAAGTTTAAAAGTCAAAGTAGATAAAGCCATTGCCGAAAAGATTATTGGCATAGGCAACTGTTCTTCCCTCCGCTCTCGTACAAGCACATGGTTCGAGTGCAAGGTACGCTATGAGAAGACCCAGGAGGATGGAAGCGAGAAATTGGTAAACGAGCTGTATGTTGTTGATGCCCTCTCCTTCACCGAGGCAGAAGCAAGCATAATCGATAACATGGCAGTCTATGTATCTGGTGTACTTAAGATTGCCAACATCAACCCAGCCAACTACAACGAGATTTTCTTCTCTGATATTGATGACGATGATCTTTGGTTCAAGGCTCGTTTGGCTTTCATCACTATTAATGAGAAAACAGAGAAGGAGAAGCGTACCTATGTCAACTACCTCATCCAAGCCAAGAGCATCGAGCGTGCCAAGCGTTATGTAGATGAGGTCATGGGCAAGACAATGACCGACTATGAGTTGAAGAGCCTCAGCGAGACCAAGATTTTTGATGTCTTCGAGCATGAGCCTTCCACTGATAACAAGCAGAAAGAGAAGGACGGTAAAACCGAGTAATCACTGACAATTCTTGCGCAATTTGGTTCTCAACAAGCTAAGTTGCGCAAGTTATCACTTTTTATCCTCATTTTTCTCGTACCTTTACCCACATTATTAATATATAACATCAATCATATATGAAGAAGTTGAAACGTTTAATCATTTACCTACGCCTCTGGTTTATCCGTAAGATGGGTTACAATCTCCCATCCCTCCGTGAGGCAACCTGTATCGTTCCCGGTCAACTTTATGACCACTTTGGCCGTGTTGTCAGGGCAGTACCAAGTAAGATGCCTGCAACTGATAATGGAGACCGCAAAGAACAGGAAGAAGTGCCTGAACATTGCTTCCAGTGTGATCTGTACAACAAGCATATCCCTTGCTCCTTCAATCATCGTATGGCCAACGGCAACGACATCTGCGAGAATCATCATTTCGAAATCATTTGCCTCAACTCTGGCAACATTTAAAGACTACTCATTATGGAAAAGCAAAAAACAAGATACAGACTTGATAAAAAAACGGGGCATCTTCTGGAAATACCATCTAAGAAGCAGGTTCGTGAAAACGTTAAGAAGATTCATGAGCAAAAGGGAAAAGATCAATCTCCGGTCACTATTCATGAGACTCAGGCAGAGAAAAACTTCAAAAAGGTTCAGAAGGTCATCGACCGCATGCACGCCAAGGCGAAACTGCCCGATTTTCTCTCCATGGCTCGACATAAGTTCCTCTCCACCGTCTGTGTCATCAATAAGCCGGGCAAACAGCGTAGCCTACTTCCTGATAAGAAAGGCCGCTTCGTCATGCTCTGCCATGGCAAGATGGCTAAAGTTTTCACGGCTGATGTTTGCCTTCTCGTCAAAATACAAAAGTCCATAATCCAGAAACATGAAATGGCACCAGGTGGAGAAGTGACCACAGAGCATTGGCAGGATGGTAGCTGGAGCATCGTACCGTGCCGGGCAGACAAGAGTAATTACACCACCATTCAGGAGGTCCGTCTTCGGCCATGGTTCTTTCTCCATCGCTATTGGTACGAGATTTCCTTCGATGGCAGAGTTGAGCCAGCAATGATGTTGAATGATTACAACCTCAACCCTACTCTCAGCAAGAAGCATTTTTATGTTACAAGAGAATATGTAAAAGTACGCAACCAGGATGCCGAAAACGATTATTTCCGTTTCTGGCTCCATAAACCTACAGATCATGAAGCTAACAAATGATGTCATTATTCTCAATCGTCCTCGCGTTAAGAAGCGAGGACTTGCCCTTAATCTGAATGGGCGTATCACTCTAAGGTCTAGTCCTTGCAAACTGCTGGATCTCCATCCGGGTGATAAGATTTGTTTCTGTTTCTATTATCCAAGTAAGCAGATGTATGTCATCAAGTCCACATCGGAGTTAGAAGCTAAAAATGTATGCATCAAACTGTCTGGCCGTAAGGGGCAGCTCCATGCCAGTAATGTTTCTACCGTCAGTTTCCTTCTTAGCTATATACCGAATATCCCGACTGGTACTAAGCTGATAGAACTGGTTACGGCTAATGAAACCATCAATCTCAATGTAGATGGCGTCAGTTGTCCAGCCTTAGCAATTGTCAATAGGGCCGACAGCGAGCATTGTCGATAATAAAATATTAAACATTAAGAAATATGCAACAATCAATTAGATACAAAGGCCTCAGCCTAACTCCTGATGAAATGGCAGTAGAAAACGGTGCGCTATCCCTCTGCGGCAATTTAGAGTTGAATAATGGCGCATTGCGCCCTTCTATTGTCACAGGAACACCCCTCTCTCAGCCACTCACCATTAATGGTGTAGTGGCTAAGATTCTTTATGTACACGAAACTGGCAGTTACCACCACCTCATAGCCATAGCCTCATCCTCCATTTATTGGTTCATGCAGGATGGCACCTTAGGCTCGTCCACACCTATCAAGTCCTTCGACTACGAATCCACCGTGATCTCTATCAACTCCATCGGCAACACCCTCATCATCGTGGCTACCGATGGCATACACTATGCTGTATGGCTCAAAGATAAATACGAATACTTGGGACAGAAGCCACCTTTCATGAGGATTCTTTTTTCTCTCAGTAGAGATGACCAACCCGAGAATTACGAAACAGGTGGAATCGATATTACAGGTTCGGCAGATGGATTTACGGTTGCTTTCCAGGTATCAACGGAGAATGTAAGCAATCTCTTGAATATTGTAGAAAGCAAAGCGTATAAACCTGGAGATGCCGTTGCTGACGTTAAACTGGAGAAACAGGCTGAATTAACCGAAAGCATTTGGGCACTTATCAATCGTACAAACAGCCTCATCGCAAAGAACGGACGTTTCTATGCCAATTTTATGGTACGTTATTGTTATCGTCTATATGACGGATCCACAATTCTGCACTCTGCTCCCATTCTTATGCCCGTACTCATACCAAACAATTACAGGGTATATAACATGAATGTCGTGTCGTGGGCTGGCACGAAAACACCACGAAATGATGATACTGCTATTGATGCCAGCGACGTAAAGTACGACGACTTTGGAAGAGTGGTGAGCGCATCAAAGGTTCAGTTGTATACAGACACATTAAAGTATAACAGAAAAGATGCTTACGGAAAGGAATATTCTTTTACTGCAAGCAATAACGTCCTAATGTATCAGCCTCGTAATGTCGCTTTAATGTATGCTTGCCAGAGAGATGTCTTTAGCGAGCTGCAGAAATGGAAAAACATTGTTCGGTCCATAGATGTGTATATCACACCGCCCATTACCAAGACAGACAGCTCTCAGCGTATTAATAAGTTTGTGTTGAAGACTGTCGACTATACAATGCGAAACGTGTGCCCTGATCAGGACTGGATTATTTCGTATGCGCCATCAAGTGGTGCATATATTTATAAAGGCGGGTTTCACAACGTGTCTCTTGCTGAGATACCATCACTGACAGATGAGAACTATTGCCAGAAAATACGTAATACATCTTCCTTCTTCAAGATCGCATCGCTCGATTTGGAAAGCATCAGTAACTTTCCGGCTGTTAGCACAAACCTGCCTGTTGACAAATCAGTAATAGCCAACGTTTCGCTACAGCAGCAGATGAAGGACGACTACAAAAGCCACAACCTTATAACCGCCGAAGGTGCTTACGTCTACAACCACCGACTTAATGTCTACGGAATATCCGAGACTCTTTTTGATGGTTTTGGACTTTCTATGTTCCCTGAGGGCTGCCGCTTTTTCGTGAATCTCGATAATTCTGAAAAATCCCTTGGTATAAACAAAATCGTTACGGTTATAGAAACTACCGAAGGCCAGAAGATTGTAGAGAAGAGTGTATCAATATGGAATATAAACAGAGCTGGCTTGTTCAACTCTATGAAATTCTATCCAGACTCTCGCGCTACAAAGATGGTGTTCTTCTGCACTTTAATAAATACCAGCGGTGAAGCCTCTTCACATATCTACTCCTTCCCTCTCACCGAGTGTGCAGAACTCAATGGAGCCATGCATCTCAGTTTCTTTACATCTGATTACAGTAAATATGAGGTTAGTGAATTTACTTACTCCGTTGATAATGTCGTTTATATGCCGTCCAAGATTTACACATCCGAGTCCGACAATCCCTTCTTTTTCCCTCTTAACGGCATCAACACCGTGGGCATCGGAACCATCCAGGGCATAGCCTCCACCACGCGTGCTCTCTCCCAAGGTCAGTTTGGTCAGTACCCATTGATGGCATTCTCTACCGATGGTATCTGGGCGATGGAAGTCTCTTCCAAAGGCACTTATAGCAGCATCCACCCCATCAGCCGCGAGGTATGCAGCAATCCGAAGTCTATCACACAGTTAGACCAGTCTGTTATCTTCGCCACAAACCGCTCCCTCAGTCGCATAGCAGAGTCACAGGTGGTTTCCATGTCCGATGTCTTAGATGGTCCCGGCTTCAACATTTCCGGTAGCCTAGGTAAGTTCCTCAACTTCTTCGTTGATGCAGAAGGGGATAGCGAATCTGTCAAGACTATCAAGGCTCAGATGCGTCAACTCATAGATTTTACTTCATCGCCAATAGAGTTCTTCCAGCATTGTCAGGTTATCTACGACTACAAAAACTCTCGCATCTTATGTCTGGATGTTACGCAGACGAGTAGGGCCTCTACGGCTGATACGGTGGCACTCTGCTATTCTATCAAGGATAATGCCTGGAGCACTTTTCTTATACAAAATGTGCTTACGGCTATCAATTCCTACCCACACCCCTACATACAATATAGGGATGGCAGCGTGATGGTGCTTGATAAGGGTCACGATTACAAAGATCCAAAAGAGTATCATGGTATCATAGTTACTCGTACCTTGAAGTTCGATGAAGATAACGTACCTGATTCCATTACAGGCTATATCCATTCCCTCACGTCTGGCAGCATACCAATCATGTGGTTATATGGTAGCAATGATAATCAGAATTGGCATTACATCGGTCGCTTGGGCGGCATGAAGTCCAGCTACATGGCTACTCACAGCTATCGTTTCTTCCGCATCGCCCTATACCTGAAGATGAAATCAATGAATCAATACTTTGATACGCGCCTCGAAATCATCAGGCGTTTCAGCAAGTTCTAGCAGAAAAACCACCGTTCCATGGCTTTCTAAGCCATGTCAAAAAACAAGAGCCTTCGCAAATCAGGAGTTATCCCGAAGCGAAGGCTCTTTCCATAAACACACCTAAAACGAAAGAAGGAAAAAAAGTTTCATTAAGTAAAGCTCGGCCGTCTCAAAGTATAGTTATCCCGGCTTAACAGGTTGCTCTTCATATTATTGAAGTCCGCTTTAGCACTCTCCCCATACTGTCCTGCCTTATCTGCATACTGATCCTGCAAAAATTGACTCATCGTATAGTCAACCATATACCGATGCATATTGCTCTTAAGCGCATCCGTCACAGCCACGTTCCAGTTCGGAATCTCCAGTTTCAAGGTAACAGTCTCATAGATACTTTCCTCCCGGTCTACGCCAGCCTTGGTTACGGTAGAAGTCTCTTCCTCATCTTCCTGGCCGATGATGCTTGTGGTCACAACCTCAGTCCATGTGCCGTTGTTGTTATCGGTGTACACATACTTCTTCGTACCCTTCACAAGTCGCTCCAGATTGTTGTTATCCTCAACTCTACCTGAGGTCAGATAACGCTGAGCTGCAACCTTGATATTACCGATAGCTTCCGTTACAGCACGATTAATAATACTGCGAGTCTCTTTACTGTCAGGGCTTTCGATAGTGGCTCTGATGTCCTTCTGGGCATCATCCACCAGTCCCTGGCTCAACACATAGCATCGGGCCAATATGTCATTACATACCTGCTCCATGCTAAAGTCCAAAGTAATTAGTTTACTATCCATATTTCGAAATATTTAGATGATTAATAAATCTACCTCAGTTCATAAGGTGGCCTGCCTCCGCTCCAGTCTACACGATCCTGATGAAAATGCTGCGAAACGAAGTCCTGATTGCGCTCAGACCCTTTCGGCCCACTCTGGCCATCCTTATCTACTTCGTCCACATTTCGAGCCTCAGCATCCAGTTCATTCTGACTTTTAGCCTCAGCATCTACAGACCGCCCGGCAGTTGCCTGCGCATTCTTCTGCTTACCTATTTCATCCCCACTTCTTTCCGAAGCCATAGGAGAAGAACCAGCCTTTTCGTTAAGGTCCACTGCTCTGACTGATGTATCACTGGCAGAAGAGCCTTCTTTCGTTGTATCATCGGCTTTTCTTTCAGCCTCAGCAAAACTAAAGTCTTTCTTTAACAAAATCTCCTTAATGGCATCAAGGTCACTCGCTCCCATACTGGCATAGTCCGTATGAGCCATATCCGGAAAATCGCTCAGCCATCCGGCAAGGATAGCATGAACCAGATAGTTCTGAATCTGATTGCTCAGCACACCACTTAACCTTGGCGGCCACGACGCAAGTGTCACAATATTGATAGAGAAATCATCAGCCAGAGCCTGCAAATCAAACTTCTGTGTGGTCGAAGAAGAAAACCTCGCAAGAAAATTCTCTAAGTTGGTTATCGCCTCCCTATAGTATATATCCAGTTTAGCCTCTTCTGCATCACTGGCCCATACGCTTTGGAAGTCCACTTCCGGGTTATGCTGCGCAATGGTGGCAGATAGTCCATCTACCACGCCCATTACGCTCTTCTTGATGATTTTAATTGTTATTGTCTTCATACTTGATCACATTTTTTTACGATGCCATAACCAAACAAGAATACCTGTGATAATACCTATTAACGCGCCAAGACTTACCTTCCCTATAGTCACAAGTCGCTGCTCATTCTTGGTTAGTTCTCGCCTCATAATGTTAATAGAGTCTTGCTTTAACCGAATCAGCGAATCTTTTTTAACCATAAGAAGTTGATATTTATCTACCTTCTTAGATATGATGTTAATGGAATCCTTTAGCCTCAGCACCTCTTTTGTGTTCCTGTTGGTCACAACAGAGTGCCATGACTCTGTCTTGATAGGCTTTCCATTCTGGTCTACAGTGGTTGAAGTACTATCCTTTGTATGTGTAGTTTCCTTGACAGATGTTTCGTGCTCCTGGATCCTGCTATTTGCCATCTGCTCAAAAGCAGAGACAAATCGCTCCTGCCAGGAGGCATCCGAACTTTTGGTCTTTGTTTGGTCCGTAATATAATGTTCCTGCGTCACAGTCTTCGTCTTACAACTCGTCAGAAACAACATTGAGAAATACGCTATCCAAACGAACAGGTAGATAATTAAATGTTTCGATTTCATAAGCTATGAGATATTGAGTGCTCGCTTTGACCTTTTCAAATACTCCTCGCATTCGTCCAGTCCATTGTAGCCACCGTTAATTTTCCGTCTGATTGCTTTCAGATTATCCTCGTCAGCCAATTCATTGCATCCGAAAGTATCGAATATCCACATCGAGGAACGTGTCGCACCAAGAGGCTGCTCCAAGAGGTAGGGCTTCTTCACTACATCATAGCCACAATATCCGGCATACTTGCTGTAGTTGGCTCGCCCTGTTATCTGGATCAGCCCACGCCCCTTAAACCTTACGCCATCACCCTTATGGGTGTTACCAAGGTCTTTTCTTCCCTCATACGCCTTTCCGGTGGCAATCTCCTTGGTATATCTCAGTTCACCACTCTCATGGGCAATCTGAGCCAAGTAATGCGCCCATCTCAAAGGCGTGTTTATTTCAAACTCCTCGGCAAATCGGTTCAGGCATGGCAGAAACTTCTCTGCCCTCTTCCCTGCGTTAGGCATTGCCATCAGCAACTGCTCTAATCTGATTTCCTTCATTTTCATTTCCATTTTCTTTATTGTTTTTATATTCTTGGTATCTCTTAAACATCGGGAATTTCTCTACGAATCCAAGTGTCAGCGCATAATAAGCATAGTCCACAAGTTTATAAAAGGGTGTATCTGATACCAGCATCCGTCTCAGGTTCTTCAATATGTTGGTCGTGAACAGATAGGTTGCAGCTATACACACCCACTTCACGCAAAACAAAGCCTCTGTATCAGAATGCAAGAAATGACCGATAATAAACAATGCAGCCACCGTCACGAAGAACACTGCACAACATACGAAGAACATACCGAATTTCTTCCAGCTCCATTCTTCACCGTTAAACACTGCAGCCACGATGCCAAACACCAGGTTCAGCCCAAATAATACCATCATGGCAATCATAAAATCCCTGATGGGAACCAGCAGACTCAGAAAAGTCCATATCGTCCCAATTAAGTAACCTCGAATATCATTCATTTTCTTTTTCATTTATCCGTCCCCACTCCGTTATGGAAACGATGCAAATATAAGCCATCATTCCCAGTTCTCTGTGATAAGTTGCGCAACTTCATACGAAAAAAGAGAACACAAGCCCATTTTCTGCCTGCATTCTCTTCTTCTGATAGTTTTCTTTTATATATCTTAGGTCATTATGGAAATAACTTAGTGATTGAAGTACCCCCAAGCCTTACAATGGCCATAAGGGTTATCATCATCCCTCAGCCAGTTTACGGCAAGATCCACCATTTTATCCATCAACTGCTCTTCGCTGTCCTCCGGGAACCACTTTTTCATCAGATTATAGTTGTCAGAGTAGATCATGTTCAGCACCACGGCAAAATCCCATTGGTTGTAAGGTCTGATCTCGTCCTTCACCGTCTCATAGATTTCCTGCGTCTTGGCCATGGTATAGTAAGGAGCACGATGCTCAACCTCCTTGTCATCCTCAAACACCATCTTCTTGATCTGAGCCTCAGCAAAGAAGTCGTTGAAGTGGCCGTTACCCACAACCCCATAAATCTCCTTGTAGAGTTTCAGGAGGTCTTCTTCCGTAGCGTGCATAGCCACAAACTTGCCGATGATCTTGGTTACCTTCACCATCTGCTCCGGTGTGGCGTCACTCTGATATTTTGTGATAAGTTCTACTAAGTTCATACTATACCTGTTTTTGTGATTTGACAAATTTGAAAATCTCGTCCAGCTTGTTCTCCATCTGGTCGAGTCTTTCGTTGGTTTTCTGCTGGTCACGAAATGATGTGTCCAACTCTGAGAGAAGTTGATCACAGTCCTTTACGGTCTGCTCGAAGTCCGGCATCTTATTGATGATGTCATTGGCTTGGTTCTTCAATGCGTTTACCTCGTTGATGATACTCTCCTTACTACAAGAGATTACAAGGGTGTCGCTGTATGCTGTTTGCTCAGTATCAACAACCGAGTAGATAGACTGCTTGCCATCCTCAGTTTGCACGTTTACTTTCACGTTCCTTGCCCCATAATTCGGCATTCCAGGCATAGCAGCCATTACGTTCTGCTTGCCATTCTCAAAGTCAGGGCATGGATTGGTCGTCACCTTACCTTGTTTAAATTTTCTGCTGGCTCTATCAAATAGATAGATTGGAAATCCAGCCTTCAAGTCTCTGAATATCATAATCGTATCTTTTAAATGGATAATGCGAGGGAAACGATGGCTTACACACCATCCACCATTTCCCTCTATAATGATACTAAGCTGTAGTCAATGCTACGGTCAGACTGTCAAATATGCTCAGGCCTCTAGCCTTTCCGCATACCACATCGTTAGCCTTTTGCGTTCTGCCCACACTGGCGATAGTTACAGCCGTTGGCAGTGCTGTCTGCCCTTGGAAGGCTGCTACCCATCTTTCCGTGTAAATCAAAGGCTGCGCTCTCATCACGTTTCTGTTGCCTATTACAGGCGAAATGATGGAGATTGTCGCCACGATAGGCACAAACACCGTTGTACCATTCAGGATAGGCTGCTCATAACTGTAAGTTATGCTTGCCTGTGGCTGCACGCTGCCATTCACGCAATAAGGTCTGCAAAGCTTCTCATTGTAAGTAGCTAAGACTGAAACTTGGTTGGCTACCAATGCTGTAGTAGCCAAACCCACTGGAGAAATCTTGTTCATACCACTACGCTTCTGTTTCATTCTTTACTTTTTTACTGATAGCCACCTGCTACACCTGCGCCACATCCGCAACCGCCATTCATCAGATTGGCTAAGTAGATGTTCTGCTGCAACTGAGAGTTCTTAAACTTCAAGTCCTGAATCTCGTTAGCTTGCTCCTGGCTCCAATGCCCTGTCAAGGTGTCGATGATGCGCTGGGTGTTGTTCTCACCTGCACGGATGACGTCACACTTGTCTTGCTGCAGCTGGAAACCGAGGTTCGAAGCAGTTCTTTCTATACCAGTGTTGGTATAGCTAAAGCCCTGCTGCATCTGGTTAATGATGTCCTTCTGGCCCATCTGGTTCTCATAACCCATACGGATAATGTTCTGCTGCGTCTGGCAGCAGCAATCCTTAAGCGCAATTGTCATCTGCAAGTCACCTTGTGAAATCGCGTTGATTACTCGCTCTGCCGAGAATCCTACCTGACCACCAAGCTGCTGGATGCCAGCCTGGATGCCACAGATAGAGTTCTGCAAGGCGTTGAAGTCACAGTTCAGATTGCTTGCCAACATCTTAAGGTCGTTGCCGTTACCCTGGATGGCACCCATCAGCAAGTTGCTGTTCTGATTGTCTGCCATCTGGTTGCGCAAACTCTCGATTTGGCCCTGAATCTCCGCACGCTGCACGTCTGCGCCATTGTCACGGTTGTTCCAGTTGTCGCCATACATCCACTTTATCACACCCATCATCATCATGTAGGCAAATGGATTGTTCCACATGTCGGCATCGTCACGGTTACGCATCATAGCCGCCATTGCCAAAGGATTGCTGTCACGATTAGCCATCGATCCAAGCAAACCACCCATCATTGCATCGTTGCAACAAGAGGTAGTCTTAATTACTTCTTCTGCCATAATTCCTAAAGAAATAAAAGTTGTACATTTTGTTTATTCACACATGTAACCGATTACGGCAGCAAAGTTATCCCAAAATATCTACATGTTTCATAACTCTCTCAAACATTCTTTTAGTAGCTGATTTCCAAAGATTTAAGGTGACATAGACCCATATCAAAAAAGAGAAGCCTCATCAGCTTCTCTTCATTATTCTGTTATTTACCCATAAAATAAGTGATGATGGTTCCAGCAATCGCTATCACATTGATAAATGTTAGCCACGCAAACAACCACTTCTTGCGTTTATAATCTCCTGTCCACCAAACAAAAATATTAAACGAAACGCTCAACATTATAATGATAGCACACTCTACAAATAAAAATGTTACCATATTCATATCGCTTATCCGTGTTGCGATAGGGCTTAGTTCTTGTTTCTTTTCAACCTTTTCTTAATAAACTCCTTAACGTCCCATTTTTTAAAGAAATGAGAATGATCCCCAGCGTTTCCCACGCTCTCTAGTTCCCCATCAGCGATAGCCCTTCTTAGGGTAGATTCGCTGATATGCGCCTCCTTCTTCACCTGACCGGCAGTCATCATTGGGTTGAGAGCATACGGCAGATAGTTCTCACAAAGGTCTTCTATCTCATCGCTACTCATTCCGCAAGCAGTTACCTTCTCCCCTCTCTTCTCTTGCTCGTCTGCTCGAAAACAAGAATCCGATAACGATTTTAATAACACTCCCAAGGTGTGATAACCAAATAACTTTCCCATATCATTATAATCTAGAGATTAAACTTTGACAGCCCTTGCCTGAGAAATACTTATCGGCAAAACCATATACATAAAATATAATGGTCATTACAAGTATTACAACATTAGCTTCCACCATTTCGTTGGTGGTAAAAACATTCCAGTATACGATATGAATAGCATTTATCCCAAATAGGTAGATGATCATCGGAATACGCCATCTGTAGCAGAGCCAAAAGAATCTGCTCGCAATTATAAGCACAAGCGGATGGATGTAAACGGAAAAATAGATAAATGCTGCCGATACCCAATTCTCCTTAAACCATACGCACATTTCTTTTTCATGAGACGCAAATGTTACCATGCATGCAATATGAAAAAGCATGATAAACAGAGGCATCACTTCACAATAATACTTAAGCCAAGTGAGTAGCTTTACGCTGTAGCCTCTATCTGCAAGGATAATAACGTTTATCATTTCGCTAACGTCCATGCCCTTAAACATTATTCTTGACAACTGTACAACACCGACTGATTGAACTAACCGATGTACTTCATCTTCTTCCTCTTTAGTCATAAATTCTTCTCCTTTTGTCTATAGTTAATTGTTCTACGTTCTTGATAAAATTAAAATCTATGGCAAAATTACAATTTTTTGCTCAAATCAATTCATTTTGAGCAAAATTTTAAAGTTAAGCTTTGATAAAGTAACAATCTGTAAGCAAATTATTCGTATATTAGTGTTTGATTAGCCATCTTAGTTTGATAGAGAATGAACTTGGTTGTGTGATATTGCCAACTCAGGTAGGTGACATCTTTTATTCTATATCCTTATATTCAGACATGGCATCAAAACAAGGACAATACTTCTTTCTATTTTTCTCATTTTGTTAAAAAAATAAAGTAATTAATAATACTACCGAGTACAATCACGACAGAATATCTCACAATATCCTCCCACTCAAACTTCGCCAAGTGATAGTGCTTGTACTGGTAATATTCCCTTACTACCATAATAGGCAGAGCAAGCGGACCTAACAATATACTGACAAACAGCCAACAGGCGAGACCGATCCAGTCTCGCTTGTTTAATTTTAATATATTCTTCATCATACATTATTATTTGTTATACACTCAGGACTACATTTCCTTTATCCCCATTGTCTCACCGATGGCGAGAAGTTCTTTGGCTCTTGCCTTACACTTCTCTCTGTACACTTGAAACTCATTGAACTCATTCATCTTCTCATTGGATTCCTCCTCACTTACACTTGAAGGATTTTGCATAAGCATAAGAGAGTTACTTACTATTGCCTCAACCTCGCTCTCAGAATACTTATGTCTGATTAAGGCTGAGACTATAGCTCCGTAGTTCCAGACTGACGGTGGTAGGGTAATAAGTTCATTATTACCATCCTCAACCAAGAAGGACACAATTCTCTGTCCAAAATTATTCCCTATAACAATGTTAGGTGTAATTATATTATTCTCCATAATGACTTTTTATAAAATTATAACTCTAATGCAACTATTGGTCTTATATTGTAACTATTAACTTTATATCCCCAAGTAGTATTAGCAGAAAACACATATTCCCCAAAATTTAAAGCATGTGCTGATATCTCTGAATATTCAGAAGAAGATAAATAAAACGAATTAGCCATCTTGTGAAAAACATTATCCTTTACAGCTTGAGCAAAAATATTATTTTCTGCACCAACAGTGTACCCCTTTTTTGCATACCATGCAATCCTTGCCAATTCTCCAATACTAAACAAAAACCAATGTCCCTCACCAAGACATTCTGCCAGCTTTGAACTCTTTGAAATTACTGGCACATACGCATTGCAATAGCTTGCGGCTGGATAGTAGTACTGTGCATACTTTTTCTTATTATTATTTTTGGACATTATATATTGTATTCCATTAGTTATACTTTCAGCCAATGTGTATCTATCATCAGCATTAGGAATCGGGCAGTTGACATTTGCATCTTGCAAGATGTAGTCACGGTGTGCAATAATCTTCAAGGTATTTAACTGACCTCTGGCGATACTATCACCAATAGACAAACCTACATTTTTAATATAAGTTCCTAAAATGGTGTGCCCAACATTAGTATTCCACATATCAGAAGTAATTTCGTCAAATCCCAAGTCACTTAGGGTGTTTAATTCGGAATATTCCTTAAAACCGTCATTCTTGGTATTATACTCATCACGCATATTAGAATCTGTCAGTTGTATTGTTTTTTGGAAATTTTCTATTGTGTGTATATCAAAAACGTTATATATTGAATTGTCTTCGAGAGTAATAGAAGAGAATCCTTGGTTATTTTCTACTTCATGATACAATCCCCAATTTGCATATATTGTAAAATAATCTGATAAAGATATAGCCAATGCGTGTTTTCTATCTGGACTGAGATAAAAGATAACGGCAACAGGAGAATTACTGCTGTCATTAAAATTAGTTCCATAAGTACCATCTGAAAAGACATAATCACCAAGGGCTGCATCTTTTTTGTAGAAATGAATTTCCTTGCTTGCTTCGAGAACAGTGTCATCAATCAAAGTGACAATCACACCGATAGTAGCCTTGTCATCACTTTCCTTATCCCCTAATTTTGTCACCTTACACTTTCCTGTAGATTTATCAATAGAGGCGAACTTATTGTCACTTATAGACCAAACGATAGACCTGATGTTGTTTCCACCCGTAGGAACTGTATTTAACACATAATCATACGTTCCAATCTCATTAAAGTAGCTGCGTCCAGAAATGCTAATACGACTTAATACAGAAACTTTGTAACTAATGTATAGACTGTTTGACTTGTTGTCAATGTTTCCCCATGCAGACAACATAGCTTGCTTTTGTGTAGCAGTAATACTAACAGAATTGTCAATATTTATCTTTCCTTGCAATTTTGCCCCTTTATTTGCAAGATAAAGCAATAAGTCTATATTACTTAATGACCAGTCAACATTTTTTATTGTCACATCACTCAACTTAGCCCCTGCATCATAGCAAGTCTTGCAGATGGAATAGCTGTCAAGGTTAGGGCAATCCTCAATGTGCAAGGTATCAATGTTTGAGTAGCCTGCCACTTGAAAACCACTAACTTCTAAGTTTGTATATCCAACAAGGTTGAGTTCCTTGATAGTGTCAGGCAATACCAGCTTGGTGAGCATATCGGTAGGAGGTGTCGTTACACCTGTAATAGGAGTATTGGTGAAGTCAATCTCCTCCAAGAGGTCAGAGGATAAGATGATACTCTTTTTCAGATTCTTCACGTTCCTGACAATCACCTGTCTCAGCATACCCATGTTACTGAGGTCAAAACTCGTTCCTGTCTCCCTTGTGTTTGGCTTGGATGCGGTATAGTTCATGACGAACTTTGTGAGCCTTTTTAATAAGCCCATATTGAGGTCGAACTTAAAGTCACCAAGACCTTCTAAGCCATAGATGGTGTAATTTCCATTACTACCCTTGGCATAGGTTGATAACTCTGTGATAAGGTCTGCGTCATCAATATCGAAGGTTGCATCCTGTGGGTTAGAGAACTTGAATGGCATATAAGAATAAGTGCCTGGTTTGATATTACGATGATCATCAAAGTTGCCTACACCCCACTGTAGGGTACAATAGATGGCTTGGTAGTGCTTGATGGCAAAGCCCCTACCAACTTCATATAAACGCAAGCGTAGGTTATTACCAACAGACGATCCACAATGATACTTACTGTCAAGGTATCTCTGACGCTTACCGTAGAAGTAGTCCATCACTTGCACCTTATCGCCATAAGCCTTTGTAAAGTTGTTGGTGTTAGCATAACCGAAGGCATCTGCGTTATACAGATTCTCACACCAATACTTCCAAAAATCCTTATACTTTGTGAGCATGTCTTGATAAGTAAGACCATTTCCTCTCATCTTGGCATACATCGCTTCCACCTCGTTAGGGAAACAATTTACAATATTATCCCACAAGGCAGACAGTCTGCCATTGAATACAGGAGAGAAACCTTCCGGACAATTAGGCTTGTATGAGTTCGTTGTTTCATCATAGACCTCGCCAGCAATCTGTGCAGTCTCACCTGTTACCTGATTGTAACAGTCATTCCACTCATGGTAGTATTTGAATGATAACACACCAGAGTTATTAAAAAGGGACTGGCTGTCCGTGTCCCTCAGAAATATATCAGCTTTAGCTTCTTTTACCGTCTTTGCCATAATTATTCTTCATTCCAAGTTATTGAATCAAATGCTAAACTCATGTTTTTGTCCATGGAATCCATACCGATAATCCACTGACAGAAATTGAAATAAAATATCGCACTATCAAGTCTCAGGTATGTACTTGCCTCCATTGTAAACTTTGCACGTCTGTATGCAGGATTATCTTTCTTATAGGTAGTTCCATTATAGACTACTGGAGTTTTAAGTGTTGCATAATCACCATTCTCACGCTTGTATCTCTCAGCAAGTAGTACATTGGTGGAAAACACCCAGTTATGAAAACGCTTGATTACCGCAAGCTCCTGGTTGGCAGCATCTATGTTATCCGTAGTTTTCTTTGCTACACCCAGTTTATTTGATTTATTGACAGGTGATTTCTTTGGTACTCTCGCATAGTAAAGTGGAATACCAGTCAGCACACTACTCTGTAATGAATCACCATCAACGCTATAGTCTCCAGCCTCCTGATTGAACATATTGACATTCTCATCTATCTCCCATATCTGAGCCTTCATGTAGTCCTTTGCAGGGAAGCCAAGGAAAGACGCAGAATATTTGTTATTGATGAAATTATATATGCTGAGGAAGGTAGGCGCAGCAGTTCCACTTGTTGAGGTTCTTCGGAATCCTATCTCAGGGAATCCACTAAGTGACTTCCTGTATGTTACAGCCTTACCTAAATCTGCCTGTTCTTTCTGATAGGCAGTATAGAGAGAATCATTACCTTTAGCACAAGCAAGAAGTATCTGCTGGTACATATTCATGGCATGAATATTGAAGATCCCTTCTGATGAAGCAAAGTTTACTTTGTGCACCATTTCCTTCTCACCAGTCTCTACACCAATAGTAATAGAGTAAAGTGTATGGTTCTCTGTCTCACCAACCAATCCTACAGTAATATTAACAGAATCGCCATTGCCCGTTTCAAATATCTCAGCAAAATTCTTGTATGGCAGAGGGTAACCATTTGACGATGTACCATCGGCATTAAACATGTGTGCGTCTACGGTGAAAGGAGCTTGTGCCCATCCATCAGTAGCCTTATTCCAAAGTGGATTTTCAAATGTCGTACCATTAATAGGAACATCATCATTGTTCTTGTTGTAAGGCAAGTTGTCAATATTCCACACAATGATAGGAGATTGAGGTAACGCCTTTTTCACCTTCTCATAGGATATAATCTCATCAGGGTTATGAATATTGCCACTGCTGTTTAGAATATCGTTGCGCTTGGCGAGGTTTATCTTTCCATAGTGGTCAAAGATTCCGTTGCTATCATACACATCATTGACATCTGGTGTGTCGTAAGCAAAATTATCCAGGGCTTGATAAGGGTTGATGGATTTCTCATATCCTCTTATAGAATAGAGGATGACCTGTGCCATATCAGAACCTATGACTATATCCTTTGTTGTTCCCTGCTTCCAGTTCGCATTAGAATAATCGAACATTCTCACGCACACACCATTAAGACACAGATAAGCCAAGTTTACGTCCTTCTCTGTTGCATCACCACCACCAAGGTTGTTGACCGTATGAGTAGTAGTTCCGTCGATAGACAAAGAGAATTTCATTCGCTTAGTCTCAGGATAGTAAGTCATTACGCTATCAGTAGAACATTTTACCTCGATTCTGTTAGCGTATATGCGGAAACCAGTTGTCTCATCCATGCAATCTACAATAACTGCATTCTCATCAGAACAGATACCTGTCTCAAACTCAATCTCAATGGTTCTTCCCTTCTTGTTTCCACTCACACCGAAGTTCTCTGCAAATGGTTGCCAGTCTTTCAGTGTAACATGCTTTCCAGCTCCAATGGTCATACCCTTTCCATCCAGGAATCCGTTATAGGCATTCAACTTAAAGTTGGCAGAACGCTCCAAATAGGAAGTTCTTACTCCTTCATAATAACTCTCCAAGTTCTCAATACCCTTATCGGAGTTTGTCTTACCCTTCATAGAGTAATACACCTTGCATTCGCTGACTGGCTGCAAAGTAACTCCTGCTCCCTTGATTACTACATCGTGGGTTGCACTCACCTCACCGATGGATATTACTACGCTAATCTTTGGAGCATAGTCATTTAAATCCAATGGCACAGTAGCTTTTAAAGGTGTCTCTCCTGATGTATGATTATCATCTATGGTGCATAACTGGTCTGTCAGAACAAGCTCCTCTGTATTGTTATTATACAATACCTTAATTTCTATTGCAACCTGTGAGCCAATTTCATTGTCAGGAAGGTAGAAATAATAAGGTACTTGGATAGTAGAATACTGAGTAGCAGATACAGGAGCGTCTTTTCCAATAGCAATGGCAGGGGTATTACCCTTCTTGATATAGGAAGTTCGTATCTTTTCTGTTGTAATACCATACTCTGAATTGACTGCCCATACTTCAATTTCATGCTTGCCAGCAATATAAGTACCTTTTGAGTCTATAACAAACTCACCCGACGAGTTGTTGATGGTTTTGGTCATGGTTTCACTACCATTGCCATTGCTTACCTTACAATAGACTGTGGCATTTGCACCCTGGCAATTCACACGCAAAGCCCACTTTCCATCCCTTACGGAAGTCTCTACATAACTCGCATCAAAAGAGAGGTTGATAGATACCGTTCTGATGCTGAGAGAGAAAGTTCTGCTTTGCCCATGCGTATTAGCCACAGTGATCCTTACAGTGTTCGTTTCTGACACAAGATAGTTGGTCAGGTCAACACTATAATTGTTACCCGTTGCCGTACCAGAAGCTTCAAGCGTCTGTTTCAGTTCCGGAATATCAACACCATTTACTGATACTACAAGAGTTCCACTTACCTCATCCTTTTCACTTGGCTCTCCGTAGTAGCTATTGTAATTGATGGTCACAATACACTCTGTCCCCTTTACTATAACATCATTAGGTCTCTTTGTTATAGAAGTTCTCAGAATATACTGGAGTTCAGCTTTTGCCGTAACAAAATCGTAAGACTGTTTTACGTTATTGGCATAAGTCTCCTTATCTTTATACCACTGGCGATAACTTTCCTCGTCGGAAAAGAACCTCCAATAGATGTGCGAGTTGTTTCCCTCTGGCACTACCTCTTGGTCAATGTAACCGAACTTCCCATCTTTTAAGGAAATCAAGTTATCCTTGATGAGCTTCTGTACCCATTTACCCAAGTAACCACCCCAATCGGTCTTGAGGTCAGTTATTTCCTTGTCTATTTTTTCTGTGGCCATATCTTAATTAATTTTTCCAAGTTTCATCATCAATCCAAGGTTTCTCATTGACCCACCATCCACTGCCAAAGCAGCTTCTGATAGCTTGCCAAATAAGATCACTTCCCTTATATACTGCCGAGATCACATTACTTCCTAACCTGATAGCAGAGATGTCTTTAGTTCCTAACTTGATCATAGGCTATTCCTCCGTAAGCATATAGTAGGTGTCGGGGTCCTTTACTTCCAAAGCCTCGTAAGCTGCTTCCGTCATGCTCACGAACTTCGTGATAGTAGCAGGGATGTCCTCTACTTTTTTCTTCAACGTAGAAATATCAGACGTAGCTGTAGCCAAAGCCTTTTTGTTTTCCTCTGCCGTTTTGCTTGCCGTCTCTGCCTTGGTCAACGCATTACTTGCATCAGTAGAAGCAGTATTGGCTTTCTTCTTGATTTCTGTGATAGTGGATGATAAGTCGCGGAGTATGTCACTAACAGCCTTCTGACTCATCACCTTATCCTCAGCTTCTCCTGATTCCTGGACAACACTCTCCTTGTCGAACTTCTTAGCCAATGCATCATTCAAGGTCTTCTGGCTTACAACCTTATTGGTGCTCACGCCCAACTCCTGAGCCACTTCCAGCAAGGTTGTGTTTACCCAGCTGCTGCCATTCTCAGAATAGAGTACATTGATGCCCTGAGGAACTACGAGATTATCAAAGTTTTTATACGTACCAGCTACGGTCGCAAAATAATACATTTTGGCATCAATAACCTTTGTAGGCACAGTGTCAAGATTAGCCACGCCCATATACGTAGCACATCTTACGAGCTTAAACTTTTCTATGATATTTGTTATCAACTCGTCCCAATAGCTATCCCTCTGTGCATTCACACACCAGGTAGCCCTGTCCGAATTCCAGTAGTGCGCCCAGCCTTCTATCACTACAAAGTCGCCAGCAACACCTCCTGTAGGGAACTTCTTGTTCACCTCATAGATGCTGCCATATTCTCCCTTGTAATGAGGATCTTCTTTATTAATATCGATAGCCATAAAATATTATATTTGAGATAATTGGTTATACTTTTCTGCCAAATCGCTTTCCTTCTTACTTACCAGGAAGATGCTGATGGCACGATAGATAAGATATTTCTTGCATTCATCTGTCAGGGAAAGGATGATCTTCTGGTCGGTCACTTCGTTTTCATGCCCAGTATCAGTAGAAAACACATCCTCTAACTTCTGATACGGGATATACGTGAACAGTTCAACCTCATGATCATATACAGTTCCAACAGGTGCATGGTTGGCATCATACCTTCCGGCAGTCCAGTACATCAGCACTCGCTTTCCTGTAGTTGGCGATGTGGTAATCATGCCCTTTGGTTTCTGTGGCGTTCCTCTGGTCCACCGGGAGGCTTGCATCTGAGCCTCCTTGCTGCCTGGTTCCATCAGCATCGTCAGCGTGCTTTGCCAACTTTTTAGTTTCAGTTCTACCAGTCTCAGCCAATCGTCAGGAATTGTCAGGCATCCATGACCATCTGTAAACTGTGTTTGGATGGCATCATAATCTTGATTGCTACTTTCATTCAGCGAAACTTCCACCCTTTTGGGGAGGATCATTTGCGCTGGTGCTTGCAGCAGAATCTGTTGTGAAGCCATTTCAATGGCTTGCTTCATTTCCGTGTCCGAATCATCCGTAATGATGTCATTCACCTCATCATGGATCACTTCGTCCATAGCTATGCGCATTTCCTTCACAAGGTCACTTATAAGAACTTCCATAAACAAGAAACCTATTAACTAAAAATTATAAACTAAAACTCAATAACCACACCCAACTCTTTAGCCTTCTCCTTCACACTCTCAGGTGATTTCAGTTTCCTTACATCCACCTTATAGGTCTTCTGGAGATAGTTCTTGGCCTTGGTGATGTTCTCGAAATGAAGGGCATTCTCGTCCTTCACCTGTTCTTCATTTTGTTGTTGAACCTGCTCCTCTTCCGGCTGGCTCTCATCAATGATACGGCCTGACTTCGTAAGAGGATGTTTCCTGATGCATTCTGCCACCTGCTTGTTATCCGTAATGTACGAATAGGCATCGTTGCCACACCGCTCAAACTCAATGTTCTTGATCAGTCCGCTCGGCAGAGTCACCACAAAAATGAGCATGCTCTTAGCTACAAATCTATACATATCTATTTGTGTTTATGGTGAGAAGGGATAGCGAGGCTGCATTAGCCTCAACTATCCCCAAGATTGATATATGTAGAAAACTATCAGTTTCCTATACGATGATTACGCTGCCTCCCGAATCTCCTCATCTGTCACGCCATCACCAGTGAAGACTGGTCGTGCTACACGCGCATGAGCATCAGGGAAGGTCAGTACCCAGCAGCTATACTCCTCCATAACAACACCAGCTGTGTTACGAATCAAGAGATCCTTAGCGTTAAACTCATTTCTGGTCCATGTGCCGAATACATACTTATCCAGATAACGAGAATCCAGGCAGAAAGCTCTACCATCCATACCCCAGGAGTTAAAAGCATCGTGACGGTAAATCAGAATCTTAGTACCCATACTCTCGAACTTCTCGAAATCTAGTTTCCAACCCTGATAATCCTTTTCTGTCTGGGTAATGATACGTTTATTAGAACGAAGGTTAGCAAATGCCTGATAAATCAAGTTGTCAACAAAGAGGAGTTTGGTACGGCTGGAGTTACCTGCACCCTTCAACATAGCAGCAATAAACTGAGTCAATTCCTTCTCGCTGATTACATACTCGTATACCTGCTTCACAACCTCAGATGCACCATCAGAGTTTGTAACCTTTACCTTCGTTGTTACAGGAACAAGATCGCCTTTATCGTTCCTTTGCATCTTTGGCTCCCAGTGACCTATCTGCAAATCCTTTCCAGCTTCCCAGAAGATGCCGCCCATAGTGTATACCATACCGACATCCTTTCCACCATTCGACTGAGAACGATAGCCAAAGAGACCACTCAACTCCTGGCCCTGACGCATATCATCCATCGCCATTTTCTCCTGTCTGGTGAAGTCCCACTGAACCTGGGTCTTCATCATACGGTCAATAAGAGATTCCTCTACCTGCATGATGAATCGCTGGCAATACTGGAAGCTCTTGTCAGGCATAGAATAGTAACTACCTGTTTCAACCTCCTTTTCTCCAGCGGCTCTACCAAGTCGCATCACTACTGTTCCTGCAGCAATATCCTCCGGTATATCTCTGTTACCACGTGATACATTCTTTTTGCCATTCAGTGCATAACAGGTTGGATTACCATCGTTGTCAACAGACGTAACTCGCAACTGCAGAGGAATCATCTTGCTTCTGTCGGTACCATTATCATCAAAACCCAACATGTCGTTAACCATAATAATGTCACCAATACCAAACACAGTAGGATTTTCTACCTTAAATGTCACTGAGCCACCATTTGTAGTTTTAGCAAGTTTCTCAGTTAGTTTGGTTTTGATTGGTCGCTGACCAATGGAATAATACTCGATGCGGTTGCTGTCAACAGGAGTCATTCGTTTCGAAGCTCGAAGTATCTGATCAATAGGGCAACTCTCCAATTTCATTTCTACCACGGTTGGGTTAACATGTGCTACATAGTAGTCCCAATTTCCCATTTTTTCCTGCTGCTCCTGACTAGCAGCTGCCCATTTAGGACCAGTACCACCACCACCAGGACCATCTACAGGACCAGTTGGGCCACCACCACCTTCACCAGGTGGAACAGCAGGAGGATTTTCAGCCATTGCATAAGAGCTTCCACCACTAAGAATCATGACGAGCATCGCCATCATGAAACCAAACCATTTCTTAAACTGTTTCATAATCTATACATTTAAAATTATTAATTATAAATTTCTAATTCTACATTCCAATCATCTTGCTGTACACCTGTTCTGTGCGACTCTTTTCCTTTGGAAGTGAAGGTGCGCCACCGCCTCCATCGATGTTGATGTTCTTCTTGCCGCCCTGCTTGCCATCATGCAGTTGTTTCTGCTGATCAATCTTCTCGTTTTTGCCACGCTTGTAGCCTCGCTCCTCGGCATCAGCCACAGCCTTGTCGAAGTCCTTTATCTGGAAGAGGCGCAAGAAGTCTTCCTTCTTCAAGCCATACCGAGCTGCACGCCATATGAAACCATCATCATCGTGATCCTCGCCATCATCGCTACGCTTGTAAAGCCATTCTATCAAATCGGTAATCGCCTCAGGCTTCAATTTCGCTTCTTTAATAGCAGCGTCAAGTTCGGCATCTTCCTGCTCCATATTGGCAGCAAGTTGCTCATTGTCCTTTGCTAGTTTCTCGCTGGCTTCAAGTTTTTCTTTTTCACTAGCCTTCAAACGAGCCTTAGCCTTCTCGTCACCATTGATGGCATCAATATAGTCCTGCCCCATTTCATCAATCATGAAATCGATAAAATTGAAGTCGCTGCCATCGGCATTTTTCTTGGTCACAAGACCTGTCACCAGACTTGGAGCATGAGGGTTGTCCTGCAACATTTTGTTGAAGTCATCCATTTTCTGCTTATTCTGGTCATACTGGTCGTAATCGGTCGAAAGTTGACCATAAACAGCCTCATCATCGTCCATATTCAAGTCCGGATAACGCTGAGCAAGACGCTCTCTGAAAGAATCTCGCTTTGACTTAACTTTCTGATTATCAATAGTTTCTTTTGCCATAAATATTCATTTTTAATATTTGTGTGCTAAATTAAGGAAAATTTCGCATTACTTTGTGATAAGTTCTGCATCTTGACGAATTAATTTTGCTGGTATGAAACATCTAAATTCCATATCCGAAATTTACCTTAAAAGAGACCAAGAAATGTATCTGCTCTTTCGTAAGGCCAAGAGGATGGTAGAATATCCTACCACCATGGCTAAGATATGCGATTACATCGCCAAGATGCCTGCATCTTGCTATTATCTTGCCGATAGCACAGCCTATCGGTATGTATGTAAACGCATCAAGGGGGATAAACCTAAATTCGGCAAATACCAAGCCATGAAAGAAAAACTCTTTGAAGATTTCTATCAGGATTTCTTGCGTCTCCGGCAAATGGATCAATACAAGGAATACAATACCAAAAATCTTGTGTATGAATGCCTGAATCTTCCTGCGCCCAATTTGGGTATGGCTCCACGCTACATACAGATGAAAATAAACAATTATTTCCGCAATAAGAAAACATCATTCATAACTCGATAAATCACTTCCATTATGCGTACATTATATATTACACTTCTCATCATCCTCCTGATGGCTTTCATCATTCCGCTTCATGCCTCGCTGGCTGTGTCTCCATCATCGCCATTATACACCCATTTCGCCTATATGTTCGGTCATGCCAACTTTATACACTGGGGTATCAACGGCTGGTGCATATTGATGGTTCATCAGCAGTTCCGCTTCCATCGCCTACTGGCTGCCTGGCTCTGCTCCGTGTTGTTGTCGTTTATATACTATCCGGCATTACCTGTATTGGGTGCATCCGTATTGATTTCTTTCTTCATGGGATTCTCTGCGCAATGGTATTATCGGTATCACCGCATCTACTTCTGGCAGATGATGCTCGGTATGGCTATAGGTTTCCTTCTTCCTTACATAGCTGGTATCTTCCACATAGTCCTATTCTGTTTAGGTTTCATTTATGCTAAGGCAGAGAGATTTATCCGACATGCCAACACACTTAACATTTGACATTCCACACTTAACATTATTATATATAACGAATGCCAGTAGCAAAATCCTCCTTAAAGGTTCGACCTCAGCAGCAGATTTCTGATAAGAAGCTCAAAGAGATTCTTGAAGAAGATAAGAGAAGACTCAAAAGTCTCCTCGCTAGTTATCGTCCCATTACTGGAGAGAATGCCCCTGGACTTCGATTCGAATGCATCATCACAGATTTCTTGAATGGAAAGAAACTCTGGCTCCCGGTAGAAATGTTGAAGGAAAAGAAGTTTTGCGCCATCATCAAGTGCGGTTCTATCTCTGCCTTCTGCGAGAAGTACATGCCCGACCTCGACCAAGAGAAGGCACGCGATGCTGTCTTCCGTTATCTCATCCGTCTCCGCTGTAAGCATGATTTCTATTTCTTCGCCTACGCTTACGCCCGAATCAAGAATAAGGATGGTGGTGAGGATATACCTTTTCTTCTTCGCAATGCCCAGATCAAACTAGCCAAGGTCTTCGAGCAGTTGCGCCTTCACAGTCAGTACCGCTACATCCGTGTCATTCTCTTGAAGTGTCGCCAATGGGGTGGTTCTACCCTCACCGACATCTATATGGCATGGCTGCAGATCTTCTGGAAGACCAACTGGAACAGCAACATCGTGGGTCACCAGTCTTCTTCTGCTACCCAGGTGTTCGATATGTACGAGAAGCTTATCAACGCTATCCCTACATGGCTCTTCTACGACATCGGTCAACCATTCAAGCCTGATACTCGCAAGTTGAAGACTTCTGGCACAATTCAGAACATCAAGTACCTCATCCCTCGTTCCTGCAAGATTCAGACTGGTTCGGCTCGTAACCCAGAGTCCTGTCGTTCCGGTGATGCTGCCCTCGCACATATCACCGAGGAAGCCTTCTTCCCGAATACTACAGAGTGGACCCCGGCAAAGGTGATCAAGGCTGCGTCATCATCTATTCAGCCAGATCCTTTAACATTCATCGTCAGAGAGTCAACGCCTAACGGACGAGAAAACGAGTTCCACGATGCCTGGGTAGCCGCAAACTCAGTAGACAAAGACGGAAAACCTCTGTCAGCATTTACTCCTGTCTTCGTGGCATGGTTCGAAATTGAAAAATATATATTGCCATTTGCTTCCGAGGATGAACGTGCCGATTTCGCCATCTGGCTGTGGAAAAATCGCAATGACGAGCAAGGTCATGGTAAGTACTATTGGTGGCTCTACGAATGTAAAGGCGCATCTTTAGAGGGCATCCATTGGTATATTGAGAAGTCCAAGGAGTATGAGACTCTTGACGATATGCGTCAGGAGTTCCCTTCTGATGATGTAGAGGCCTTCCTATTCTCAGGTACTACAGTCTTCGACCCATACAAGTTGAAGGAAATGGAAGAGGACTGCAAGGGTATCGAGCCTATCATGGTGGGTGACATTGAAGGTGACTCTTATGATGCTGCCGATGATGCTTGCATGAACAATATCCGCTTCATCGAGCGTTCAGGCGGACCATTGAAGGTGTGGGCTGGACCAGACAACTCTGAGATTGTCAGACATCGGTATATCGTAGCCTGCGATATTGGTGGTTCTCATAAAACCTCCGACTTCTCAGATATTGTAGTCCTCGACCGCTATGATGAAATCTATGGTGGTGTACCGGAAATCGTAGCTGAATGGCATGGCCACTGCGATGCCGATCAGTTAGCTATGCGCTGTGCCCAGATAGCCCATTTCTATAATGATGCTTATCTGGTCATCGAGAACAATACCGCCTACTCGCGCATGAACAATACTGAGGGTAATCAGTCAGAGTTGTTCTTCCCTATCCTCCTCCCACTCTACGACAACCTGTATAGTGCCTCCCAGTCCAAACTGAAAAAGGTGAAGAATATCGAAATGAAATGGGGATTCAACACCAACAAGAATACAAAGGTGGCAGTAGTGAAGACCATGGCCCGCATCATCCGTGATTCTGGCTATATGGAGCGAGAACTTGCGGCAATAGACGAATGTACCTACTTCCTCTATTACAAGCAGAACGATTGCTATGGAGCCATAGCCGGAAAGCATGATGACCGTGTCATGGCGCGAGCCATTGCCCTCTACGTAGAAAAGGATATGCCAGCACCGGAAATCGTTCCATTCCGTTCAAAGGCAGAGATAGAACGTGAACGCCTCCGCAACCGCCCACCAGTAGTAGCTGATTTGGCCGGAATAGGTGGTGGCAGCTAACCTCTATCTATCCAGCAGCATGATACGTCCCCTGTATAGTCACCGTTTCAGGCGATTCTATCGCCTGTCCATATAAGTTAATAATTAAAAGTAAAAAGAAAAATGAAACAAAGTTATTCAAACCTGCTGCGTAAGATGCTCATAGCCATCTACCAGCCTATCGTCACTCGTATCGAACTCTTCCGTGCCACACGCATGTGGCAAAAAGGAGTCAAGGCAACCATTGCCAAGTATAAAGAATGTGGTGCGCCTCGCTTCTACATGCTCTACGACCAGTCGCATAAAGATTTTGCGATCATGACCTACGATCCTAACAGAAAGAATATGCTCGCATATCGAAGATTAGTCCAGATGGGCAAGTGGAAGGCAACACGCTACTTCAAGAACGTAGAAGACATCAAGGCTGCCTCCTACTACTACACTCCTTCCAAGTGGGGAGCCATCGGCTGCGATGCCGACAACAAGGTAAGAGCCAAGAAGTTGAAACAATGGCAAGAATACTACATGTACCGAGTTTCTACCCCGATGTTTAAGTTACGCATATACAAGAAGAAACATGGTATTGACTAAACAAAAAGAAGAGGAGACCATCACGGCTTCCTCTTCACAATCAAATTACCTTAAAAACTAAACACCTATAAAATAATCTAATCTAAGAACTGAACAACATTTCGTTCAATATTATGAATTATCTAAGAACTTCTTTTCTACATAGCTGCCGAAGGAAGAGCTGCCAAATCATTTGCTCCATCGTTTACATCTTTCAGATGTGCTGCAGGCGTACCAGTCTGCTGTTGTTCAACGCCTGCTGTAGGCATTTCGCCATTCGCTTGCTGCTGCGCTTGCATGGCTTGTAGCTTCTCCAACTGTTCCTTGAAGTACTTCTTCATTCTGCTCGTACCAGGGAATTGCCCTACCGTAAGCATCGTATATGGGTCCATCTTACCGCTGGTCATGAAGTTCCAAGCCATATCGTTGTTGGCAGCTCTGATAAGTGGACTGTATGCATCCAAGTCGATAGAAACATCTAAATCCATATCCCTCATGGTCTCTGAATTGAAGTGAATTTCAAATTCATCACCTGTCAGTTTCACGCTGTCAGCATCGGTACAAAATTCCTGTATCAGGTAAAGTTTCTTCTTGGCCACACGTACCTTAAAGTTGTTGAAACTCTCAACAAAGTCCTGTATGGTGGTAGATGATGATTCTCTTTCCAACTGATATTGCTTACCGCTGGTATTCCGGTGCTGTCCTTGAAGAGCACCCTGCACACCACTTCCCTCGCTTGCCATCGTCTTGGCAAAGTTCACCATGAAGTCAACACCTGCCGGAATACTCTTGTTGACCAGTGTCTGAGGTGGTTTACCTCCATTCTTCGAGTTCCACAAGATAAAACCATCTGTCTTGGTATAGTTCACCTGCATTTCATCGATGCTCTGTTTCTCGCTCAGAGCATTTTCGTCCACAAGCATCGTACCCTTGGCACCATTGGCCACGATAAAATTAATCATCATCATATAATGGTTCAAGGTGCGCTGGTTGTTCTCGGCACGCATAGAGAAACTTCTTATCTCACCATTCAGGCAAGGATAAGCCACGAAGGTATATGGCATGATGGAAGTTCTGAAACCGTCTCTCAGCACATAGTAGGGCGATTCCCTGGCATCCAGCAGATAGCCATTCGGGGTAAGGTATCTTCTGAACCAGTAGGTTTCAGCCTCATCCTTAATTTCGATGGTCTTAAGTTCAGAAGGGTCTACATAGTAGATAGGCTCACCATTCTCATCGAGCACAGGTAGGCCATTTTCATCTTTCATGATGTTGGATTCCTCTATCTTGCGCTTCTTTTCCTCATAGAAGGCTCGCTGGTCAGGAGAAGCATAGCCGCAATCTCCACTCTCCCAGTCATGCACCCAGATGGCTGGCCTGGTTTCTTTTGTCCAGATTTCCAATACCCGGTACTTGCCTACTACTGAAGAATGGGTGAAATCATCTATTCCGGCATACTGGGCTTCACCAGTCGGGTGATAAGTCTGTTCGGGCGCAAAATGGTGCTGCGTCTGTAGATAGATCTCACTGAGTTTATTAGTCTCTTCCTTGCTTCCATTTGTAAAGGTAGCAATAATCTCTCGCCAAGTCAAATCATGAGCCTCAGCAATAAATTCCACATCGCTCAGGTCATACTTAAAGAAAGGTGGTAAAGCTAGCTTAAAGATGTCTACAGAATAGTCAAAGATGCCATTCTTGCCATCCCTTCTGCCATAATAGGTTTTCATGCCCACAAAGGCGAAGACACAGAAGGAATAGAACATTCTCGCATCTAACTCTTGCCTGTCGTTCAAGTTGTCGTTCTGACGAAGATATTCATTGAAGAAACTGATATAGTCTTCCTCGTTTGGATCCACGGCACTACATGTAGCAGTACTGCGCTGCTGGCGCACAAGACCTACGAGCGAAAGAAGTTTGTCTCCGATTACATCGTATTCCAGTATTGGCATACCTTTCAGTTCCATATACTGCCGGATGGTAATCTTTCTTCCGTTCCATTCTATCAGCTCTTCCAACTGTCTTCCCATCACGAAGTCTTGCGCTCGCTTCCACTTCTTTCTCAGTTCTGCACCATCATAGAAGTATTGGCAAGCCCATTGCAGCAACAGAAGATTGCTTTCGCTCTGCGTAAACCGCTCCCGACTCACTCCTTCAAGTGAGTCGGGTCCAGGCTCTGCATAGTTCGATATGTCATTTATTACATGATTGTCAACCATAATTCTCAATTTTTCGCCAAAAATACCGCATTTTTCTCGCTTATTAGTGATAAGTTGCGCAACTTAACATTACTTTTTCATATTTTCTCCTTATTTTTGTTCCGCATTTCATTTAAAACGTTTTAAATCTTTTAAATCATGGGTAAATCAATCAATGTGCATGAAGCCTGCGTCATTACTAAAGATGATAAAGGCAACCTTTCCATGGTAGGCAAGGCGAAAGAAGCCCTCACCACCTTGAAGAAAAATAAGGTTTCCGTCTGTATTCTTCTCTGCGACAACAAGAAGGAGGATGTGGAGAAGTTCCTTAACGACAATAACGTGCCTTTCGCCTCTCTCAGTACCAAGGAGGAGACCGATAAGGATGGCAACACCAAGCATGTTGACCCACCAAAGGCAGATGTCACCATCATGCCAAGTTCCAAGGTTATCACTCTTCGAGACGATTGGCAGTGGTGTTTGGATGATATTGCCAGACGCCTTTGGGGAAAGGAAAAGAAGGAGAATCCGAAGAGTGAGCAGCAGCGCATGGATGACAGCATGGCTGATTACATACGCTGGGCAACACCAAAAAATGAACCAGATAAAGTATCTGGTACTTCTCTCGGATAACATCGCTCCAACATCTTCAATTTTCAAAATACGATTTTTATCTTTTTGTTAAAAATAAAATTTATTTGGAATTTAGAATTTTACGACTATCAAAAAGGGACTCGCTGTGAAGCAAGTCCCTTTTTCTGTTTCAGAGTTACGAGTAAGCCCTCGTAGCTTTTATCATGCCGGGCTATTTTTTCTTCTGGCGAACAGTCTTCAAAATACTATCTCTCAGCTTTCTGATTGCTGCCATGGTAGCCTCATCATTATCTGATGAAATATCAGCTTTCTTTTTCTGCATCTTTTTTCTAGCTTCCTGGATAGCCTTTCGTTTATCCAAATCAGCCTTATGCTTGGTCTTATAGGCTTCGATTTCTTTCTCTGATGCGCCATTGCCTTTCAACTCTTCAAGACCAGCATTTGCTTCATTGGTGGCTTCCCACTCCTTTTGCAAGTATAGGTCATCCATCAAGTCCGAAAAGTTTCTCTGACGAAGGTATGAAGCATCAGCCTTAGCCTTCTTGACCGCTTCGGAATCCTTGGTTTCCAACTCGTCCGCTATGATCTTACCGATAAGTTTCTTCTCCTTCTGACTTCTGGACTCGGAAAACTCGTTCTTCAAGTCCTCTCTATCCATGCCTGCCAAGCGTTCTGAAACTTTCTTGTCGAAAGATTTTTCAATAGCTTTCAGCTTCTTTTGTTTCTCTTCATCAGAGTAGAGTTTGCCTAAGCCAAAAGTGTTCTTGCCAAACTTATATTCTGCATATCGCTTGGCAAGCTCCTCGTAGCTTAGTTTCTTGGCATCCTTGCCTTTCATACCTAATTCATCGATATAGAGATTGTCCACAGTTGCTGCAGGTCCGTTCATCAAACGGAACACAAACAACGCGATCTCCTTAGCATTGGTCATATCACCATTGCCATAGTCGATACAAGCATTGATGGCATCGGTCAGAGTCTTTGGGTTGAAACCCGTAGCACTCTGCATTACAATAAACATTAGGTCTTGTGCTCCTGCCACCTTGTCATAGCCAAACTTCTCTATCATAGAGCTGAAATCTGAAAGCATTGGCATACCAGAGAAATCTACATTTTTCAGTCCCTTAAGGCTGATTCCATCAGATGTAATTGTGTTGGCAATGGCAGTGTTGATAAACTGACCTCCTGCCAAACCATCAACTGGACCTTCAAGCAAACCGAGAATCACGGCATCAATTACCATTTTCTTCTTTTTCTCATTGTCGTCACCAAACATAAGATAACCAAGATTTCCTCCAAGATTCCAGATGATAGCTCCCAACCACAAAGAAACTATTGCATCAGCAATATTATGCATCAACCCCTTCTTGTACATCTTTTCTGCAGCCTTAGTAGCTTGCTCATATCCTACGCCTTCTTCCATCAACTGGCCAGCCATAAACTTAATGGATGCCTCCTTGTGTCCTTTCTCGAAACGATGCTTCAAGTTTCTAAGTGCATTGATACCCTTTCGCTCATAAAGCATACTGGAGTTTCTGAATGGTGTGAGAATCGCGGCCCCTAATGTCTTATCCAACTGCATTGGAGAAACAAAGGCACCTTCAGAACTTTGCTGAGAAGTATTAAAGTTAATCTCTGCATCGCTGAGTGCTTTTTCCTTAGCTCTCTCCTCGGTCAATCCATATTTGATATACTGCTTATACTTGGTATCATATACGGCTCTCGCTCCTACTGCACAAGTCACGGCATCAACAAGTGCGTTTGGTGTCATACCATAGTAAGCAGCCTTTTCCATGAGATTGGTGTGCCATAGTTTCCAATCAGTCGGATCATCCATCAGAACGGTATCGCCCAACTTGCGCCCAGACCAGCGTTTATCAAAATTCGGCAAGTTCTCAATAGCCCACTTGAATGAGCCGTAAGGATGGACAGAATGCCTAACGAATCTACCAAGGTCAACATCAGGCAAGAACAAAGGAGCACTAAGTACCTGCTTGAAGGCAGTGTACAGGCGGAACGAGATTTTTGCTCCTGTAATACCCTTACCAAAATTTCTAAGAGCTACAGCAGTTGCACCATCTATCGTTGGGCGATATGTACCCATGGCCACAGCGGTTGCATCCTTCACGTTATTCCAGAGTGTTTCCCCACTGCCATAGATGGTGGTCATATTCTGAACACGGTTTCTGAAAGTTGTGTCAGATAAAAGCGTATTGGCATCCTTGCGGATAGGCGCATAGTTGTACCAGTTTTCCATCTCATTGATGTTGTCGATGGTCACACTAAGGGCATCGGCATTAAGGATGTCCAAAGGAAGTTTGTTTATCTTACGCTTGATGATGGCACCTGTAGCTGTAGAAGGCAAGGCATTGCTTCCATCACTCGTATTGTTCACATCTTCCTCCACATATCGGGCGTTCTTTAGCACTCTCAATGGGAAATAGTTCTCCACCATAGGCATAGGTGCTCCAAACAGTTCCTCATGTCGCTTATTGTACTTTGTACGCATCTTTGGCAAGAACTCACCTTGAATCCAGTCTGCCAACTTCAAGAAACGAGGATCAATGTTTTCCTTGATTCTTTCCACATCAGCATCAAGGATGCCCATTTGTCTTAGCTTCATGGCACCATCTGGCATTTTGTTCACCATATAGATGTACATCAGGTTGCCTTGCTGTAACTTATAGGTCTGTTCGCCCTCTATATCACGGATTGTCACATCCAAGCTCTTTACCTTATTGCTACGCTCCAAGGCATACAGATCGTTCAGCGTCATATTGCCCTTCTTGTTACCGTTCTTATCCTCAGTAACCTTGCCAAACAACTCTGAAACTTTCAAGTCTATTTCGTTGTTAGCCTCTCTTACGCTCTTGAACACCTCGTTTGATGCTTTCATCGCACCACGGACAAAATGATTCCACAAGTGTCCCTCACCATTGATTTGTTTGCTACCGAACTCACGCATCAAGGCATCAAAAGAACCTAAAGGAGAACCGAGTCCTTGCACAAAGTCACTATTAGACAATCTGGTTTTCCAATTCTCCTTATGGTGCTGGTTCATGCTCTTGCCACCCAAATCGGCACTAGCCATCATCTTCACTTTGATGGCACGGCGAGCATCACGCTCCTGGAACTCTCTAGCTCCCTTCACGCTTTCATCTATCATGCCTCCAAGGTTAGCCAGAAGTTGCGAATATCGTTCCATACGCTCCACCTTATTATTAAAGAGAGCATCATCGTATTGGTTCAGTCGTTCCACATGTTCCTGAAGAAGAGCTTTAGTTAGTTCACCTTCATAGATACCTTTTCTATTCTTGTAGCCTTCAATCTCCATTCTCTTCATATCCTCGATTTCGATAGCATCATTTCTGCTGGAGTCTATGTAGTCCACATATTGCTTGGCAAGATTCAGGCCCAACAGCTCGTCTTGATAGGAGGAAGCGTTCTTCTTGTCAGCAGCCATCTTGTCAATCAGGTTGCTGATTTTCTCATCAAGCTTATCAGAAGAAATCCTTGAAGAGACAGCATCACGGAAGGCTTTGATTGTAGTTTGACCTCTCAACTCCAACTTTCCCTGAACCTGAATACCCTTGGCATTCTCTTTCAGCTCCTTAATACTCATGGTCTTCATGACAGCCCTGTCGAAATTTCTGAGTTGGTTGTTCATCAACACATCCATCACTTGATAAAGATGCTGAGAAATCTCATACGATTTTTTGCCTGTACTATTTTTCACGATAGTGAGCAAGGTGTTTATACTACCTCTACCCAAATCATCACCATAGCCCAGACTCATAAATCTTTTAGCAAACTGCACAACGGCATCAGTTGTATTTTGATCATACACCTTTTGATTTTGCATCACATGGCGCATATGCTGAAACTCTGCCTTCATCGTTTTCAATCGGGCATATTCACTGAATGGGTGCTGCACAGCATCCATGAGAGCCACTTTTGATATGATTTCGTCCTCAGCCATTCTTTCATACTCGTCCTTGTTTGGGGCGGTCTTCCATATTTCATGCTTTCCCAGAGCCTCACCATAGTCCTGTATGCTTTGATAGTCGCGCATATCAGGAATTTTCAGAGGTCTCTCCTCGCCTTCCTTTATTTTAGGATGATCCTTCCTCCAACTAGCCATATCATTCTCATATTGCTTCTGATACTTCTCTCGGATGGCTTCCTCATCAGGAGGAGTGAGGGCAGCAAGCGTGTTCTCGTCAAACTCGTCTATACGCTTCTTCCAATCAGCCTCAGTCTTAGGCCAATCCTCTAGGGCTTGCGAGTAAAGCATCTTGCGCCCGAAGAAAGTAGCTTCATCCTCTCCCTTGCGTTTCTTTGGCATGGTTGGTTTCTTTGGTCGGTTCAAATAGCCTTCCACGTATTTCTCCAAAGGCTCACCGTTAGCATCCAGCTTATTCTTAAAGTCCTTTGGTTTCTTCTCCCAATCACCGCCAAACCAATCTTTAAAGTTCTTGGTACGAGCTTCAATATACTGTTTCTTGCTCAGATTAGACTGTTCACCATTAGGAGCCAATTTGAAAGCACCAGTAGCCTCATCTATGCGACCACGCTCAGTTTTCTTCTTTGGCTTATTGTCCTCTTCAGAAGGTAGATTAGCGCCATCAGATAGCGAATCCTTGATTTCAGCATTGCTAGCCTGCTTCATCATGGCTTCCTGCTTCTCCTTAGGCATATTGTCCCATACATGGAGAGCCTTGCCAGCCTTCATCAGGTAGTATCTCAAATCCTTGTCATTCAGAAGTC